TCAAACTTCTTGGTTCAGGATTACATGGGTATTCAATGGCCTGTTAATCAGTTTGCTTATGAATTCTCAACTTACTTCCGTGGAACATTCTTCTGTACTGCCCCAGCATGGAACGGTGCAGTCTCAGGAATTGTTAACGCATAGCAATTAGTTAAATAGGAAGGGGAGAGAGTCGTACATGCCTCTCTCCCCTTCTTCTAACAAAGGAGAAGGTAGTGGCAAGATTGTTAGCAAGCGATGGCGGAGTGCGCGGAGTTGATATAACAACCGAACGCGGTACTCGTTCTTACAATCCTGACCGCAAAGGTGTTATCACAGTTGATAATCCTAATCACGCAAAACAATTAAAATCAGAAGGCTTTTTTGAGGCTTCACTTATGGGGTCTGTTGCAAATAGCAGTACTGTTGGATTTAATTGTACGGAATGTGGATTTGGAAGTTTCTTTCGCAAGTGTTCGCGTTGCGGACACAAGAATGGAACACCAGAAAGAGATGGTGAATAATGACTGTTGGAATTACTACCATAACGCCACTTAATGAAAAGCCTTACATAACGGTTGCTGAATATCTTAACGCGCCAACTTCTATTGATTCTAGTAATTTAGTTGTAGGCGGTAATTCAGTCGCACAAACGGCAGAACTTTACAATGTAATTATTCGCGCCTCATAATTTATGAACGAGTATTTAAACCAAGACTTAAACGCCACCACAAATACAGAAAATCAACGCACCCGATTTACGCCAGAAGGTTTTATAGCGTTACACCCTAATAACAATCCTGTAATTTCTTTATCGGCATTTAGTTATGGTTCAACACCAAACAACATGACCTCGCTTTCAGATTGCTCTACTGTTTGGTTTGAAGACCAGCAAATCATTATTCCTGTATCTCAACTATCAACAAGTTATTCAAGTCAAGGTCCGCTATCTTTTGGCGGCGCTGGAAGCAATAGAAATCAAATCTTTACCAGTTACACCTATGTTTCAGGATTTGTCAACAACTTAATCTCGGTTGCAACCGCAGGTCAGACTTCATTAACAGTTCAAGATGCTACGGGAATTGTTGTTGGCATGACTTTAAGAATTACTGACGGCGCAAATAGTGAAAGCGTTACAGTTGGAAGCACTTATACCTACGGCTCCACTACCGTGCCATTAGCCTCTGCGCTGTCATACAGCCACGCAAACACGATTACCTTAGGTAATATGCCAACCACCATTAAACAAGCCTGTATCCTTGTCACAACGGCTTTTCTGAAGATGCGTGGTGATTCATCAATGACTATGGCGCTTTCAGTTAATCCATCTCGTAATGTTACAAATAATTCACTTTACGGCACAGAAGTAAGCACCGCGTTACAAATGCTTGACCTTTACAGACGAGTCCGATAATGAGTAGAAGTCAGGTACGCGGCGCGGTATCCGATTGGGTTGCGGTTGGTAATGTTACAAATCTAAATCAGGTTTGGACTTCATTTCCTAAGCGTATTGACTTCCAAGTAAATGCAACTCCAGGACAATTAACTCGCGCCGCCGCAGTTGTTTTTATATCTGCGGAAAGCGAGTCACGCGTTGCGATTGGTGGCGCTTATAGCGGTTGGAAAAGAATTGACTATGTAACTCATTTGCAAATCTTTTGTCATCAAATGTATCGTAATGCAGAAGATGGAATGAATGATTTTGATGCTTTAATTGATGATGTCAAAGACCAATTAAGAGCAGGCGGACACACTCTTGACCAAGTAGGTTCAATTATCTGGCAAGCGGCAGAACCAGAAATAGCAGTTAGTTATGGGGAGCCAGTAACAAACGATAGTGGAGCAACCGAAACGTGGGCAGATATTCAATTTACTGTAACGCAAATGATTCAATCATAGGAGAAAAATGAAGTTCAAATATACTGGCCAAGATGAGCGCATTATTGCGCCGTTAAGTTTAATCGTTAATTTGGGTGATATTATTGAAGCACCTGAAGATTTTTCTGCCTATAACTTTTCTGCCGTAACTTTAACAAAGGAGAAAGAATAATGTCCGTCCAAGCATCCGTCCGTTCCTACTTAGGAATAGCGAAAGAAGCAACAAAAGGAACTGTGGTTGCGCCTACTGACTTCATTCCTGTTACAAAAGATTCATTTAAGCCAGTTGATGTAATCGACCCACTTTATGATATGGGTCTACGCGGTTCTAATGTAGTAAACTATAACTATATTCCGGGACGCGCTCACTCAACCGTAGACTTTACTAGCGCAGTATTTGCCGACACGGTTGGCTATTCACTTGCTGGCGTTATGGGTTCAGTAGCAACAACTGGTTCAACTGCTCCTTACACTCACACGATTTCATTAAAGAACGCAAGTGCAACCGCCACAGATGCACAACCAATTTCTTATACGCTTACAGATTTTTATGCGGCTAATGTTCGTTCATATCCAGCGTGCCAATTTCATGATTTCTCGTTAAAGTTTAACGCAGATGGAATGCTTGAATATGATTCTAAAGCAACTGGTTGGTTAAGCAGTACTGTATCAACGCCATCGCCTACATTTTCTACAGTTCTACCAACACCAGTTTGGCAAGGTACTGTTTCAATTGGTGGTTCATCTATCAGCAATTCAATTTCTGGCAATATAGACATGAAACGAAACGTAACTCCTATTTATGGAATTTCACAGACCCAGAATCCTTATCAAGTTTTCTTAGGTGGGTTAGAAGTATCTGGCAAAATTACTTTTGTAATGGAAGCAGATACAGAACTAACTCGCTACTTAACTAATACACAACCAGCCATTGTTCTTAATTGGGCTTATGGAACAGGTTCTACTGCTGTTCAGATTCAAGCAACTCTTACTAAGGGTGCTTATACTGCCGCGGCAATTGACCGAGGAACTGACATGGTAGAGATTTCTGTTGATATTAACGGAATGTCTAATACAACAGATGCGGGTTCAACTGGTGGGTATGCACCTATTAAGTGGGTTTTGCAAAACGCAAAGGCATCAGGCACCTACGCCTAATTAAATGTGACAGAGGGAGAAATGGTCGTAGCAGCCGCCTTCCCTGCTCCTACTCTCCCTCTGTCGCTTAACTTGAAGGCAACTAACGAAAGGCAAAATCATGGCAGGTAAGACGATTAAACTCCCTAAGTCTGGCGCAACAGTTGTTCTGCGAGACCCTTTAACGCTTAAAGTAAAAGACCGCAATAAAGTCTATGCGGCCGCAAGTGAAGCCGAAGGATTGTTACAAGGGGTTTATTTTATTCAAGGCATTGTGGCAATTTTGGTTGAATCATGGACTTTAGAGTTAATTATTCCATCAGTTTCTGCTTCGTCTTTAGAAGAATTAGCAATTGAAGATTACGACACTTTAGCCGCCGAAGCAAAAGAAGTTCAAAATGCGTTATTCCCAATTCTGGGGGAAACGGTTGAAGGTGCGAAAGATATTGATAGCCCTTTCGACAACTCCAACGGCTAAAATGGCTGTTGGACGGGAGACAAAGACATAAAGATTTTACCTATCCAGACACGGAATGGTTCTATTATTTATGTGCAGAAAGATTTGGTTGGACGCCTAACGAAGTTGATGAGCAACCTGCTCGGATAATTGATTGGGTCATAGCAATTTCTTTAACAGTAAAGGAGATGGAAAATGATAACCAGTAATCTATCTCTTGTACGCAAAAAACTAACTAAAGACACTTTAAGTATTGATGTAAAAGCCCGTCTCATGAGAGATGAAATGGCTATAACTTTTACACAATTAGCGCACGAACAAATTAGAAAAAGCGGCGACCCTAAACCAGATGAACCGCCAGTAAATAGAACTGGTAATTTACGTCGCTCAATTAAACCAATGAAATTTCGCGTAGGTTTTGGTTCTTATGGCGCAATAGTAGGACCAACTGTTATTTATGGACGAATTCTTGAACTAGGATTTCCTAACGGCAATAAGTATCCTTATATGAAACCAGCATTTAAGAAATTTCAAGAAGTTTATCCTGCTATTCTTGCTAAATACTACGGACATTAGGGGAGATAATTATGTTCTATCCACCCGTTATATTTGAAGTCCGCGCTCATGTCGGTCAAGCAATTGCTGAACTTAAAACCCTTAATGCGCAACTTGCCAAAATAGAAGTCACGGCTGGCGCTTCTGGAGTTGCACTTGCTCGAATGGGCGTTATGAGCAAAATGGCTGGAACTGCATTGTTAGGTATTGGCTCAGTCGCAGGGATTGTTGCAGTAACAAGTCTTGAAGCGTTAGACAAAGTTGAAGTCGCGCAAGCGAACTTAACAACTGCAATTGAAAATACTGGCGTTGCTTATTCAGACGCCGAACCTTATGTTAATAAGCAAGTTGTCGCTATGCGCAAACTTGGATTTACACAAAAAGATGTATTAGGCGGACTTGCTTATATGACTGCCGCTCTCGGAAGTCCTAAAAAAGCATTAGATTCATTATCTGTTGCCGCTGATATGGCGCGATTTAAACACATGAGTTTGGCTGATGCTGGACGATTGTTAGCAAAAGCAAGCACGGGTCAAGCAAGAGGTTTGGCTGACTTAGGTTTGCGTATGGGTGTCACCATTAAAAAGGGTGCAACTTATGCCGAAATTCTTAAAGCAATTGAAGATAGAACTAAAGGTGCGGCTGACGCTTACAAACACACATTAGGCGGAAGTCTTGAAGTTGCAAAGGCTAACTTTGAAGCATTACAAATACAAATTGGAACTTATCTTTTACCTTATGCTATTCAATTTACTGACTGGATAACTAATACGGCTATTCCAAAAATGAAAGAATTTTTTGAATATATTAAAACACACACTGGTCAAGTCCAAGCATTAGGAATTGCAATTGCAGCAATTTGGATTGGTTCTAAAATAGCGGCTGGAGTTACTGCGACAATTGTTGTCGTTCGAAGTCTTATTGCTGTTTATACCGCGTTAAAAGTTGCGGCTGGTTTAGCAATGATTGCAGAAGCGGGTGCAACAGGGGGGGTAAGTTTAATCGCGGCAGGTGGGGCAATGGCGGCGGCTACGGCATTGCTTGCTGGTGTTAGCGTTCTTGCAAACAAAGCGGGTCAAGATCATGGATCAACCGCAAAACCTTTTACGACTCCAATGAGTATATCAGGTCAAACGCCTGTTCCTAAAAAACCTGGCAGTATTCAAGGTAAAGGCGTAAAAATAATTCCACCAAAATCAACTGTTGTTCAAAATATTACGGTCTACGCATCAAATACAAATGATATTTCTAAAAAATTATCCAAAGCCGCCTCAAACGGTTTGCCGATTGGGAAGAAATGACACTTAGTAACTATCAAATAACTTTTAATGGCTTAACTATTGGTTCTGGCACTCAGTATCAAATTACAAATTATGACGGTCTTGGCGGTACTGCACCGTTGCGCATACAAGACGAAAATCGTGGGTATATTGATGGCTCGTATTCAGGTAGAGATTTTTATGATGAACGGACTGTAACAATTGATATGTTAGTGCTTGGCGATGCTAGTCATTCTGCTCAGTATTATTATCAACTTTTACAGTCCGCGTTTGCGCCGCAATCCGTTGGTTTATATGTAGACCCTACTGGCAATACACCAACCGCCAGCCAATTACAATTATTTACTTATAGATTAACTAGCGATACTGGCGACAAGCGTTTATATGGTCGCGCAAGAGGATTAACTACGCCAATTGATGCCGACTTTACTTATGGTTATATTGTCACGCAAGCGCAATTTTCATTTCCAGACCCGCGCTATTATGACGATACAGGAACCACAAAAACTGGTACAAGTTTTACTTTGTCAAATAGCGGTTGGGCAATTTCATGTCCTGTTATTACTATTGCTTCTTGTAATGCAAGCGGCACAATTACAGACGGCACTTCAACAATGTCATTTTCTGGTTTGACTGCCGCGCACGCGCTGACAATAGATTTATTACAGCGCGTTGTTTATTATGATGGCTACCCTGCGCGTAATTTTATGACTTCCGCAAGTACAGGTTGGTTGCAAATTAACCCTAATACAAGTTCGGTTACTTGGACAAGTACTGTTGGTTCAATGTCTGTTACATATAGGAATGCTTTTATCTAATGGCTACGGCTGAGTTTAGATATGTAATTACAAAAGTTTATCAAAGCGGTTCTACTGCAAACCCAATTATTGCAGAACTTCCTTTTACTAATGTTAATTTTACTCAGCAGTTAAACTCTATTGGTACATTTCAAGGCGAAGTTTTGCTATCGGGAATTAACTCGTATGACTTAAATGTTTACAACAGTACAATTCCGGGTCAGACAATTCTTTGGGTTTTGTATTCGAACCCACCAACCTTTAGCGGTATTCCTGTTTGGTCGGGAGTTATTTGGAATCGTGAATATGATTCTGATTCACAAACATTACACATAACAGCGCAAGAAATGATGAGTCTTTATCAACGCCGCCGTATTGCCACTACTAAAACTTATACAGCACAAGACCCTACATATATTGCTTACAATCTTTTAACCTACACAGAAGCAAGGTCGTATGGTAAGACTGGGTTAACAAATAACTCTCCAGTTTCATCTGGGCTTACAACAACAAGAGTGTATAACGCTTATGAATACAAAACCGTATATCAAGCAATTAAAGATTTGGCAACTGGATATTTTGATTTTAAGATTAAACCTTCGGCCGCTACTGGCGTATTAACTAACAAATTTTATATTGGTATTCCGTTGGGAACTGTTTATAGTTCGTCAGACCAGTATGCTTCTGTGTTTCAATTTCCGGGAAATGTTATTTCATATTCCTTTCCCGAAGATGGGCAACAGGCGGCAAATGTTCTTTACGGTTTGGGGTATGGTGCAAATGGAACTAAATTAGTGGCAACTGCTACCGATTCTGGTATGTATACGAATGGTTTTCCACTATTAGAAGATTCGGCAAATTATGTAGATATTGGTGACATTAACTTGCTAAAGAAAGTAACACTAGGGCAACTAAATGCAACTTCTTATCCGCCAACTACTATTCAAATTGTCATTGCACCTTATGTAGACCCTTACTATACGGAATACAATATTGGAGATGAAGTTCGCTTAGATATTCGTGACGATTATTTCCCGACTGGGCTTAATGGATTTATTTTACGCATTGTTGCAATTAGCGTTAATCCTGGAGAGAATGGTCCAAGTAGAGTAACGCTTACACTTACTAGACAATTAGCGGCTGGGTCGGTGACATAATGACATTTGTAAATCTTCCACCTAATTTGCAGGATATTTTTGGCAGTATTACTGATCGCGTTGCAAAGTTAGAAACAGGTCCAAGTGAAGCAATGTATACAGCAGATACGGCACAAACAACTGCGGTTAACGCATCTGCTCAGGCTCTTGATGCGGCGGCTCAAGCCGCTTCTGCATCTGCTCAGGCATTAACCGCCCAGACTACTGCTTCGACTGCTCAAGGAATGGCGACCATTGCTTCGGCACAAGCCGTAAGCGCGCAAGCAGTTGCTAACACCGCGTATCTAGCGGCAAATGTTGCATCCGCGCAAGCAATTACCGCGCAAAATACTGCAAACTCCGCTTCTTCACAAGCAACAGTTGCTCAATCAACTGCCAGTTTTGCGCAATCATTATCTTATGCGGCATCCGCGCAAGCAACATCAGCACAAGGAACTGCGGCTCTTGCACAAACAACTGCCGATGGCAAGAATACAGTTTTTTATTCTTTATCAACTCCAGGTTCAACTGCAAATACTGCTGGTGATATTTGGTTTCAATATAGCGGTTCGGGTTTGGTTATTGCTCAGTATATTGGTCTTGGCACAACTTCATGGCAACAACAAACAATTACACAAGCCGTTATTGGCACTTTAGATGCTGGAAAAATTACAACAGGAACTTTAAGTGCAATTTCAATTGATGCAGGAACTGGCGGCACAAAGTTTAATGTTACTGCTGCTGGCTATATGTCTGCACAAGGCGCATATATTAAAGGTAATATAACGGCAGACTCAGGAACTTTTAATGGGCAAGTTAATGCCTTATCAGGATACTTTGGAAGCAATACCAATGGTTGGCAAATTAACTCAGGCGGTATTGCTGGATTAGGTAGCGGATATATTTCAGGCGGTGCAATTCAAGGCACAAGTTTCAACAATGGTTCAGGTACTTTTTATGTTAATTCATCTGGTGATTTAGTTGCTCAAAGCGTCTATATTAAAGGCGCAGTATTAGGAACTTCAGGATACTTTGGAAATGTATCTAATGGTTGGCAAATTGACGCCACAGGTATTACTGGTATTGGTTCAGGTTATATTGCTGGTGGTGCAATTCAAGGTACTTCTTTTAATAACGGTTCTGGAACTTTTTTAGTTACTTCTGCTGGAGCATTAACCGCTACAAGTGCAACCATAACTGGCGTAATTACCGCAACATCTGGTTCGTTTACAGGCACACTTACATCAACTGCTGGCAACATTGGCGGTTGGAAAATAAGTAGCGATAGAATTTATACGGGCGCTTCTTCGTCAAGCCCCGACCAAGCAATTTATTCAGCAGGTGGAGCATTATTCACGGGAACGGTTACTGTTGGTTCGCTTGGAACCGTAACAACAGCAACAATTGGCGGAAACTTAACAGCAGGTGCTTACATTTACAATACGGGTTATCCAAGTACAACGGGTGCTGCAAATATGCGAATCAACACTACAAGCGGTTTGATTGCTTATACTTCATCATCTGCTCGCTATAAAGTTGCCATTGAAGAACAACTTATACCTGCGATGTCAATTTTTTCTTTAATTCCTAAATCGTATGTTGATAAAGTGGAATCTGAAGAAAAAGGAACGACGCAGGGCTTGCAACGCTGGGTTGGTTTAATTGCTGAAGATGTAGCACAAATCCCCGTGCTTAAAGACTTATTGGTAGAATATAATGCTCAAGGTGAACCCAATTCTATTTATTATGACCGTATTGGCGTAGCGTTAATTCCTGCAATCCAAGACTTAAATAATCGTTTATTGAAGTTGGAAGGTAAATAAATGGACATAGATATAGATGAAGTGCTAAAAGCGTTACGCGAACAAATTGGCGTACTTGCACAAGAAAAAGCGGTATTGACTGCTACTATTGTGACATTACAAACAGAACCGACCACAAAACTCACCACAAAACCGTAAGGTGTAATCATGACAATAGCAAACTGGGCAACACTACTTGTAGCAATTTCAACACTAATAGGCTCTTTTGCTTTTAGTATTAGATTCCTAGTTAAGCATTTCTTATATGAACTTAAACCAAACGGCGGCACTTCGCTAAAAGATTCAATTTCAAAACTAGAGGCTCAAATGGAAATTGTATTAGGACTATTGGGAAAAAAATGACAACAATAATTGAAGCCGCAGTTTCTAAATTAGGTTATGCAGAAACTGGCAATAATGACACAATGTTTGGCAAATGGTATGGCTTAAATAATCAACCTTGGTGTGCGATTTTTGTTTCTTGGTGCTATTCAGAAGCAGGATTGTCTTCTTCTATTACCGCACAAACCAAAAAAGGATTTGCTTCTTGCGATGCTGGCTTAAAATGGTTTGCAAAGAACAACAAATTGGTGCCAGTAGGTCAAGCAATTGCAGGTGACATAGTTTTTTATCAGTTTGATACCGATGCTCAGCCAGACCATGTAGGAATTGTCAAAGGCAACAATACGACTTTGAAATATATCTACGCTTACGAAGGTAACACTTCAGGCGACACAAAAGGAAGCCAGTCGAACGGCGGTGGCGTATACTTAAAAAAGCGAGGCTATGGTACAATTATGGCAGTCGCTCGACCATAGAGAGGGCAAGACATGGATACGAAAATGACAGCAGTAGTTAAATCTTATTTACGTGGCGTTCTAGTAGCGATCACTCCACTCATCGTAATTCACACCACTGACGTTTGGGCTTATGTAGTTGCAATTTTGGCAGGCGTCATTAGCCCTGCTTTGCGCGCTATGGACGGCAAAGATCCAGCGTTTGGAATGGTCGCAGACATAGTTGATGTCGAAACAGATAAGTTGGCTAAGAAGACAGCAGCAAAGAAAAAGTAGCAAGATAAGATCCAACCGTCAGCGTGTCGTGCGTTGGCGGTTGTTTCTTTTTGCGTTACGCTTTGTCGTAGAGAGGCGACCCCTATGACGCTTGCAGATAGATACAAACAAACCCTCACCAGCCAACCTTGCCCATACATGCTCACAGTCAATTCAATGTCGGCTGAGGATCAAAAAACACTTGAAGAGATGTGGGCAAACGGGATTTCTCAAAGAACAATACTGCGCTTGTTGCGCGCTGAAGGATACAAGACAAGTAATGAAGCGATCATGGCGCATAGAACAAAGACGTGTAAATGTCCAAAGTGAATGAAGTCTTGAACAATAGAGAGATCGAATACGGATCTGCTCATACTAACTTTGCGCAAGTGGGTAGGGGTTGGGGCGCACTGCTAGGCGTAGATGACATACCTGCTTGGAAAGTCGCGCTGATGATGGATTTTTTCAAGTCAATACGTTGCGCAGCCAATCCAGCGCATGAAGATAGTTGGATAGATAAGCAGGGGTACACCCAACACGGGCTAGAGATTGCGATGACTGATGAGCCTTAAAGATCAATTAGACAATTTACCTGAAGAAATAGAAAGCCAGGACGTAAAAGAGTTGCGTTCTGCGCTGATCCGATTGCAGAAACAATTGCGTCAATCTAAAGAGCGCACTCAGGATCTAGTTGAAACTTCACATCAAGCCGCGTATGACGCGATGATCACAATGGGCAAAGTTGTTAACGTGCCTGCTCCAAATACGGATAAGCGCAAAATAAAAGCGGAAGTTGCGCTTTGGCACATGACCGATTGGCAAGGCGCAAAACGCACCACCTCATACAACAGTGAGATTATGCGTAAACGCGTCTTAGAGTTTTGCCAGAAAGCAGTGCGAATCACTGAGATCCAGAGAGCAGATCACCCAGTCAAAGAAGTAACAATTTGTTTCGGCGGAGACATGGTAGAAGGATTGTTTAACTTTCCAACGCAGGCATTTGAGGTAGACGCGACATTATTTGAACAATATGTGAACGTATCTCGATTGTGTGTTGATGTAGTGCGCTATGCGCTTTCTAATTATGAAAAGGTCACAGTAATTGCAGAGTGGGGTAATCACGGGCGGATCGGATCCAAGCGCGACAACGTGCCACGCTCAGACAATTTTGACCGTATGTGCTACGAACTTGCCCGTCAGTTGCTTCAAGGGGAGAAGCGGCTGACGTGGCAAGATTGTCCTGAAGACATACAACGCGTAGAGATCGGCAATTATCGCGCACTACTTATTCACGGAGATGAGGTGGGCAGAAATGGATTTGCTAGTCCAGGAGCAATTGTTCAACACGCAAACAAGTGGCGCTCAGGATCTTATCCGTGGGAGTTCAGAGACGTATACATTGGTCACTATCACACGCACTCAGAGTGGGCTATGGCAAACGGTCAAGGTAGTGTCTATCAAACGGGTAGTACGGAGAGTGACAACAGGTACGCAGGTGTAATGCTTGCGGCGAGTGCAACACCGTCTCAAAGATTACATTTTATTGATCCAGTTAAGGGACGCGTGACGGCAGTGTATAAAGTGTGGCTTGATTAAACAATGACAGAAGCGATCAAGTTTGTAACTTTTGATGAAGTAGAGAAGATCATTGATAATTCAATCAAAGGTACGAACACTAGGTTTCTGTCGTCTGCTCACTCGTTGTGGTATCGGTTTGGCAATTACGATAAGACGCCACCTATGAGTTATGAGATAAATGGTGAGGTCGTATCGCTGATCTTTGCTACTTACAATCGTGATACCTATTCCAATCTGTATGAAATTGTCACAATTCAAGGCAAAGAAGCAAATGGATACGCTACAAGAATTTGGGACATCTGGATAAATTATGCGGTTCAAGAACGCCAGATAACCAGATTGAAAATGTCTTGTACGCCAAGTTCTATTACGTGGCACCAACGCAACGGTTTGCTTTGGTGGGCGGTAGATCCCTCTGGTTCTTTGAGATCAGATCAACCGTTGTTTTCCACTAGGTCAGAACAAATTGCGTATAGGGAATTCGCTATATCCAACCCGATAGCAGCATTGCCACCAGCAAAGGTAAGACGTAAATTGCTTGCTGAGGGATTGGAGAATTACGCGTGGGGATCGAAGAAGAGATCCAAAACGGAAGAAGCAATTAAGGCAGCAGGGCAATCGTGGTTACGTGAGACTATGATTAAAGCGGATTGTCCAACATAGCGTCTATCGCATCATCTATTGTATTGGCTGCGTGTTCAGTGGCACAATTGCCGCAATTTTTACACATCAATCTTCGTCTTCATCACCGTCAAAAATGAACGGATCCACGGCGCGAATGTCAATACCTACTTCTTTACAATGATCCAGAGCCGCTTTGAACAATTCCAGAGCGCGGTTGCTCAGATCCGTAAGTTGATCTGGATACGATGACTCGTGCTCCACCTCAATCCATAATTGGTGCAGGCTAATAGCAATCTTGCCGCTGGGCGGGGTATCGGGGATCTTGGACATAGGCTAAGTCTGCCATCTTTTACAGGGAAAAACCAGAGACTCGCCAGCCGAAATGCCCAGATCTTGTAATTCATGGGTCATAATTGTCAGGACAGGGCAAAAACTGCCCCCCAACCGAAAGGCAAACACATGGCAGGTAAGTTTGATCTAGAAAACTACGAGACGGTGGAACTCAGATTACGCCGTTTGTATACCAAATTCCCAGAAGCAAGAGTTTTGACAGATCTTGTCTTCCACGATGACCGCCGTTTTATTATCAAAGCGGAAGTTTATCTATCAACAGATGATCTAAGTCCAGTAGCCACAGGTTACGCTGAAGAGATCGTAGGAGCATCACCCGTAAATAGAACCTCAGCACTAGAAAATGGAGAAACCAGCGCAATTGGCCGCGCAATTTCCAATTCTGTAATGTGTTTGGAAGCGCCAGTAGGCGCTCGTCCAAGCCAGCAAGAGATGCAGAAGGTAGAGCGATACAAGGCTGAGCCGCGTATGCCAGTGACTAAGGCTAAGGAATGGACACCCGCTGACGAAAAGCAAGCGCTATTAGCAATTGAGGCGGCAAACCTCAGCAAAGATATAAATAAATTAAAAGAAATTTGGGACGCGAACAAGGTAGTTGCGGATCTGGAAATTGACGGGATAACTTTGCTATCAAAGGTCAATCAAAAGAAGGCTGAGTTCACAGGTGAATAAGGATTGGAGCAATACACCAATTCTTCCATACGCAGGAACTATGGGTTGGGACGGATCTGGCGCTACAAGTCTCAATCAATCTTTGACACTCAATCACGTTAGGCATCAAGGCAAACGCGGTCTAACTTGGTACGAATTGGCTGAGATTACTAACTGGCATCACGGAACGGCTTCTGGTCAATTATCAGTATTAGACAAAGTTGGTCTGATTAGACGCCTGAAAGAAAAGCGCGGTAGATCCTCAGTTTATGTGTTGGCTCAATATGTAAACGGCAGGGAGATTGCCAAGCGTAAACAAGGCAAACTAAAGTTAGTCATAGATCTGGCTGACGGGATTGATCGTCAAACGATTATTGATTACATCAATTGCGTGGCGCTTTGCAAACTAGAAGAAGACGACAAAGAAATCATTGGTTGGGAGTGGAAATGAACAAACTTGAATTGCTGAGCGCAATGACGAAGGTAAATGCTGCGCTTAATACAAACGATCACGGACAACTAGCGCTGGCGTTAGGAATGACAAAAGCAATGGTAGAAGAGATGTCAATTGCGGAGATTATAGAAGCAATGACAGTACGGCTATCAGACCTCAATAAAGAGTTGGAAAGGGAGTTACATAAATGAGCAATCAAAAGAAGTTCAAAGCACCGCAGGGCTGGGTGACGGCGGTACACATTAACGCGATTGGTATCACTGAGGTCGCCAAGCGTTTGGAGATCAAAGCCAGTGTTTTGGCTTTGGCTATGGAAGAAAGCGGCTTCCAAATGCTCCCTGATCCTATGGACATAAGCGCAGATACCGCGAAAGTAATGATGATCGAAGAAAAAAAGACTGAGACGAAATTGGAGGTAGTGCCAAATGAGCCAAATAATAACGCCGCAGATGATCGAACAGAAACTGCGTGATCTATCTAAAGAAGTAGATCAATCTCATAGAGATCTTGCTGAGGCTGAACAAGTTTATTACACTACAAAAGCCAAGTACGAATTGGCGTTGGCAAAGTCACGTTTATCGCTTGCTGGTAAACAAGACATGAAACTAACCGTGTCAGACAAAACAGACATGGCGCTAGTCTCTACTGAGGATCTACATTTACAAATGGCTATCGCAGAGGCAATGGTGCGCGCAGCAAGATCCAACGCTCAACGCATTCGCACGCAGGTAGACATAGCCAGATCAGTCGGTACATCAGTTCGCACAAGTATGGAGTTATCGTGAGTGGGCCATACGGGCGCGCGCAGTGCGATCCTTGTGAGCAATTTGTAGAGAAGATTTGTGCCATGACTGGTAGTTGTACAGATTGTTGTACAGATTGTCAGAAGATAGGAACAGAACATGAGTGACAATGAGGCATTCTCCACAACACCGCTAGGGCAATCAGTCTTCTTCGCTTACGTTGAGGCATACGCCAAAAAGCACAACATCACAAGAGAAGAAGCGATAGTCCAACTAAGCAATGGAGATACTGATGATTGATTTGAACGAGATGCTCGTGAAATCTTTACACGCGTTCGATGCCAGCAGGTCGAGATCTCAGCAGGTTGAGGTTGGGCCAAGCAGCATTGGCGGTTGTCGCAGGCGTGTCTGGCACGACTTAAAGCAAACGCCAGAGACCAACCCCAATACTGAGTCACTCGCCGCAATTCTTGGCACGTTTATTCATTCTGGAATTGAGAAATCAATTAGGCGCGAAGATCCCTTCGGCGATAACTTTATTATCGAAGGTGAGTTCAAGTCTGGAGATCTCAAAGGTCACGTAGATCTATTTATCAAAGACATAGGTTTGGTCGTGGATTGGAAAACTACGAAGGTCAAATCATTGCGCTATTTCCCGTCACAGCAACAACGCTGGCAGGTTCAGATCTACGGTTGGTTGCTGGAGCAGAACGGTCACGCGGTAAATGAAGTGGCGCTAGTGGCAATTCCGCGTGACGGCGAAATGGCAGACATACGTGTTCATAGAGAAGCCTACGACGCTCCAACGGCATTGGCTGGTATTGCGTGGCTTGAAGCCATAAAGTTGATAGTAGAGAACAACGATCCAGCGCCACTGCCAACAGAGACGCCTTTGTTCTGTACTAAATACTGCACTTACTATGATGCGACAGGAGAAGTAGGTTGCCCAAGTACGAAGAAATAAATTGGGACATTGCTGAGTGTCGCGGTATGTACACCGATCTGTTCTACCGCGTAGAAGAAGAGCGCAGCGCTGACGCATACATCTATATAAATGCGGTCAGGGAAGTATGCGCGCGCTGCCCTCTTTGGCAACAATGTTTCCAATACGCCTACGAACATGAACGGTATGGAGTTTGGGGCGGAATGACCTCACTTGAACGAGCGTCATTTCACGCACCAGACAAATATCCCAACCAACGGCAGAGGGCGCTGAGATCGTTATCGGATTTCGGCATCACATTAGAGAACATTAGGAGATCAATTGAGCATACGTCTCATGTCGGAAGTTTGGCTAACAAGGCTTCCACTGACTGAAAAGATGATCTTGCTTGTCATTGCAGATCACGCCAGCGATGACGGGACTGAGGCTTGGCCGAGCCAGATCACGATTGGCAAGAAGGCTAGTGTTAGCGTTCGTACTGTTCAGCGCTCAGTCAATTCTTTGGTAGCCAAAGGTTACCTTCGGCTCCAGAAGGGCGCTGGTGGATCAGCCACGTGCCGAGAAGATCGCAGACCTCATAAGTACACAATCAATCTTGCTGTTCTACGGGGCGACTCTCAGACCACTCGTAAAAGACGGGGCGACTTAGAAGACTTGGACGGGGCGACTTTGGCGCCGTCTACGGGGCGACTCTCACGACCTATGAACCTTCCTTTAGAACCACCCATAGAGACACCCGTAATTATCAATACGGCATTTGATTTATTTTGGAGATCTTTTCCATTGAAAGTCAGCAAAGGAGCAGCGCGCAAGGCTTGGGACAAAGCCACAGCAAAGGTAGATCCAGAAGTCATTATCACTGGCGCGATAAATTACGCCCGAGATCCAAATAGGCACCCGTCCTTTACTGCTCACCCTGCGACTTGGCTCAATGCCGAAAGGTGGGGGGACGAACCGTTGCCGCCATTGGAGATCAGTACGGAACAGAAACGTGTCTTAGAAGCCGCAGCAGCCCGTTTGAAGACTGAAAAAGATAGGGCTGACAGTTTGGCTTGGTTTGCCGAACAAGAGGCTCAGAAAGGCAGATCAGTACCAATGCCAGAAAACTTGAAGAAATTAGTGCGACAAAATCTTCTGTAACCATTACACTTTATGTAACTATTACAGAAAGGTAGAGACGATTGCCAAAGACAACCGTTGTTGAACCAATGCATCTCAATATGGGAGATCACGTAGTAATTAATAATCAAGAACTAACAGTAAAGTATGTTGATACGCCAGATCGAATTGGAACTTTTGATTTGTACGGAACAGATCAGAACGGGCGCGACCGACACGCAATTGTTACAGGTCTGGTTACAATAGTCGTGTGATCCAATTTCGCGTAGACGGTAAGCCCATACCCCAAGGGTCGATGTCTGCTGTCAATGGACATATATTTCATTCGCAAGGATCAGCGTTGGCTTCTTGGCGCGCAGGAATTGCGATAGCGGCGCGACACGCGGGTGCTCAGCCGTCGTCTAGACCGATCTTGATGACAATGGTGTTTGTATTTCAAAAGCCTAAGACCGTTACAAGATCCGAGCCGACCGTTCCACCCGATCTGGACAAACTCGTACGGGCTGTCCTAGACGGTCTGACGGCGGTCGCCTATAAGGACGACTCTCAGGTGACTGAGATCCGTGCAGCCAAGGTTTACGGGGCTAGACCAGGCGTAGAGGTACAAATAGTCGAGAAATACACATGAAATAAATCGCAAAAACTTTGTCAAATAGTATTGACCTTAGACCCGCCGACCCCCAAAATTATCTTATTGAGGCCAGATCGGCTTCTACGAGATAGAAGGCAGGTAAGTAATTATGATCAAGACATGTGACGAGTGCCAAACAGATTTCAACATTTTCCAAGGCGGCTTTGGTAATCAATTCTTCGTCGTTTGCGATAAGTGCTGGAAAACCGAATTACAACGCCGCGCAACAGGTGGCGTATTCGCGAAAGGCGGTAAATAATCATGGCGAGTAACGTGGTTAAAAAACTTCAAATTGAATTAGATGGACATAGTTTCTCTGATCTTGCAGGTTTGATTGAAGAGAAGGTCATTGAGAAGATCCAAGAACTCATTGAAACTGAATGCTCAGAACTATCGAACATGGGAGATGACGGCAACACAGAACTCTCTTTGGAAGACACTGATGTTTCAGTGACAGGTGACGGCTTAGAAGCCACAATTTATTTCAACCGCGAGTCAGGCAAATTCGCGTCAACAGGCGACATAGAAGACGAAGTTATCAGTCGTCTGCAAAATCAAGATATTGAAGTGTCATTTAACTTTTCACTTGTAATCTAACAGAAGGAAGGCGAAATAATGAGCAACAAGGCATTTATTTGCAAGGGTTGTAACAAGACTGAGGACGTGTTAGCGATGTTCCCAAACAATCTATGTTTGATCTGCTACGCGATGACTCCAGAGGCAAACCGCGTGATTACGGCGGAAGAGTTGGCTCAAATGTGGGGTGGCAAATAATGACAACACTACCAATGCTAATTATTTGTTCATGGTGCAATAGCAAAACACCTATGAACACAAACAAAATGTGGTGGAACTTTGACGACAAGGTATGGGCAGATCCGATTGGGTATTGCTCAGAAGATTGTATTAAACAAGCGCAAGCGCGCAAAGAATTGATTAAACAGAGAGCAGGTATGTAAATGATTACAAAGCGTGGCAAGCGCGTACGCGCAGTGGCAATTCTTGTCGGTCTGTTCCTCTTATGGCAGATTGCTACAAACGTGTGGTGGGTTGGTATCGGCGCTCCAACGGCAGATTTCTTGGGCTGGTGCTTTGACGGCATGACCGAATGTGTGGTGCTGTAATGGCTAAGTTCAAAGTAGAAATAGAAGTTGAGATCCAAACAGATTTAGCGACATACGCTAATCGGCAAACTCCAGCCAGCCAATCAATGCTGGTCGGATTAGCAAAGGATCAGTTATGGCTAGATGTCAATGACGCGGTTCGCTTGTACGGTATTCAAGGGCGCGTGTTCAGAGTAGCCAAGGTGCAGTCATGATTGCCTGTGAGATGTGCGGTAAACCTTCGCGGGTTCTTTGGCACCGCTGGTTCAAGTATGACAATGGAGATCAGGCGCGTTATCAGATCTGCGCAAAGTGCGTAGATATCCACGACATGAGTTTGAAGGGACAGGTGAATGTCTAACACATACGAAGGTTGGAAGAACCGCCAGACATGGAATGTTGCATTGTGGCTTAACAACACTTATGACATTTACGTTGCAGCAGTGCGATTTATGGAAATCAACCCAAAATTAAAGCGACCATACACGCAATTTATTCTTAGCGCGGGTTTAGAAAGCGAGCGCACAGACGACAACATTGCTTGGCTAGGATCTCGTTTGGATCACAAATCACTGGACGACATGATGAGAGAGTTGGTGGCGTAAATGGGTTATTGGCATGGCTCAGGAACGCTAGGACACACAATCACCCGCGAAATAGTTTGCGCAGAAAAGTGCGAACCTTGTCAAGAAAACAAAACTACTTGCTCAGCAGTCTGGGAAGAAGACTTTGAAACAGACGATTGGGGCAACGTAGAGCAGGAAGTGAGTTGCAAGATCTGCAATCACAGTTTCACATACAAAGAAGAGAGAGAGTGAAGGCAATGGAAGATTACATATTTCAGTTATCTGCTTCATCAGACGGCGCTGTGACATATACAAAAATGTTCAACAATGCGCTGGACGCTGTGAGGGTCTATAACTCATTTGTAGATTACGGCTTTGCCCGTTATGAGCGTGAGATTGTTCTGGTTGAGCCTAACGGCAAAGTTCATACCAAGATCTTTCAAGTGCCATACGCAATGGCTATGTCTCACAAAAAAGGTGAGTGTATATGTCCAGAATTAGCGTAAAATAGATCCTGTCCCAAAATCAACCGAAAGGCGAAAACATGGACACAATGATTAAGCGCTGCATCTGCGGCAGTTGGATTTACGGTATCAATGCTTGCGAAGTCTGTAGAAAGTTGGCGATCGGCTAACCGCTGAAGCGTGTTGCACAAATCCTTTTAAGTGCTGCGTTAGCAGTAGGAATTGTGTTTGCGTCCCCTAGTCAGGCGCAGGCTCCAACAGATTACATAGAATTGCTGGCGCCAAAGCAATACGCAGAGATCAGGGTTGCTGCGATTTGGGGCAACCGAAAGCATTACGGGTGTCTGGCGTCTCTCTGGGGCAAAGAGTCTGGGTGGAACCCAAAAGCCTTCAACCCAACTAAGGTCAATGGACGCAATGCGGGTGGCATACCGCAGATCTTGGGTTTGTCGCCTAAACTACCCGCACACGTTCAAATTGATCTTGGTCTAAAATATATAAAGCACCGATACTCCAACCCTTGCAGCGCTTGGGCTTTTTGGTTATCCAAGGCTAAGAAGGGAACTGGCTGGTACTAATGACTACCTCACCGTTTGGATTACCTTTGCGCATAGAGACACCGAACATAGATCCTACTGAGTGGGAAGAAGATGAAGACGAAGAGGAAGATGATTGATAAAAAGATTGTTGTGCTGGTCGAACAACGCGCCAAGGGTTATTGCGAAGTCTGCGGTGATCCTGCGCAGGAAACAATGGCGTTACATCACCGCAAATTAAAGTCACGCGGCGGTAAAGACAGCGCCAGCAATCTAATCCGCGTTCATCATTCGTGTCACAACATGAGTACGGGTAGCATTCACGCCAACCCCGCTTGGGCTGAGGATCAGGGGTTCATGGTTCCTTCGTGGAGAGAGCCAAGCGAACACCCAATGCGTACGCCTGAAGGCGGAATTGTTTTATTACAGAATGACGGTACTATAATTACACTAGAAAGAGGCAAACATGGACATAGTAATTAAAGGCAATTTAGGCACGGATCCAGAACTAAAGTTCACAAAGAACAATAAGGCTTACGTTAGTTTCAGTTTGGCTTATACGCCACGCGTAAAGCAGGGAGAAGTCTGGATTGACGGGGAAACTATTTGGTTTCGAGCAGTCCAATGGGGCGAAAAGTCTGAGTTGCTAGTAGATAATTTATCAAAAGGCGATACCGTGTTGATACAAGGATCTTGGAAGCCAAGCGCCTACACAGGCAAAGACGGCATAGAGAAGACAGGTTTGGAGTTGAACATCAACGAAATTGGCAAAGTCATCAAGGCTAACGCTCGCGCATCAAGACAAAGCGAACCAGCGCCATGGTAGATCCAATACGCCTATCGGCAGACCAGACCGCTGAGCGATTGAACATTACACTCAATCACTTGCGCCAATTACAATTTCGCAAGCAGTTGGTGTGGAAGACCAAACAAGGCAAGGCTGTTTTTTATGTCGAAGATGACGTAATTGCCTACGCAGAGATAAGAAAGGCGAAGCATGAAACTAGACAAAGAAAGAGTCAATGACGCTTTAAATCGTTTTGCAGACTCACTGCGCTCACGTGGTCATGAAGATCTGGCGTTTATGATTGAAAATTACGATGTGCTACTCAAAGAAGAATGGCAAGCAGAACAAACCGAGCCAAAGAAGCGCCAGCCCCGTAATAAATTGTAGTATTTACGAATGGCACTAACAATCGAAGCGGATCTCACCATTGAAGAAATAGATGAGGCGCTGGCTCATGCCAGTAAGATGCTGCAAACAGATGTGTATGGCAACCGCATGGATTGGCGCAAACGACAATTATTGAATGGCAGCATAGACGATCTACTTGACGCAAGATTACAGTTGCGTGTAAGGTCGTAGCATGGAAATCATCAAGGCACAGGTAACAGAACTCAACGAGTACGCCAATAACCCACGCAAAGGCAATGTGGATCTTATTGCCGAGTCATTGTCTAAATATGGTCAATACAAGCCAATTACGGTAAACAAAGAAAACAACGAAATCTTGGCAGGCAATCACACATACCGTGCTGCCAAGCAATTAGGTTGGGAGACAATTGACATAGTCTATGTAGATGTAGATAGCGTCACCGCAGCCAAGATCGTCGCAATTGACAACAGATCATCAGACATTGGGCAATACGACAATAAGATTTTGGCTGATTTATTAAACAGCATGGACAACCTTGAAGGATCTGGATACACGTTCGATGAATACGATGACCTAAAGGCTGAAATCCAAGAACGAGATTTACCAGTATTAGACCAAAAAACTACGTTCACTTCACTACAAGTAGGCGAAACAGGTCAATCTGGTACTACTTTTATACCTTCTTTGAGCGATTATGCAGAACGTTATGTCAATAAAGCGACGCGTATGCTCATGTGCGATTACCACAACGACATTTATGTTTGGCTAATAGACGCTTTGATAGAATACCGCGCAGCAAATAACTTAGTCAGCAACGCTGACGCCATAGTTAAATTGCTAGAAGACGCAGTAGGAAAGAAAAGCCCAAGTGAAACTAACTGAGTTACCTGTTCATAAGATCAAGCGCGTTATGTCTGTCGAAGACGCTTCAGCGCTAGTAGGTACTGTTGTTCCTGATTACAAGGCAAACTGTACCGAAGCAGGTATTTGGGTAGATGAGGACACAGACGAAGTTATTTTCGTTTATTTCCCGATGGAAGAAGAAGTCGAATTGTTGCGAGCCTCAGTGCTAAAGATCAATTACGGTCAAACAATTAGACAATCAACAGGCTTAAAGAACGCGTCACGCACCTTTGGAATGGCTCCACGCAAGATCTTCCAGCGCAGAGAGAGTTGCAGACCAACGACATTGGCACAAGAACAGCCCAACGAACACGCGGTATTGATCGCTTTCGCTGAAAAGTTTGCCAATATGTATAAAGAGTTCGCGCCTGATCTGTATGAGGCGGATCGTAAAGCACTCTCAGACAACAATGTATCTGATGAGTGGCGCATGACTGATGACGCACTTTGGACTTCTGGCGTGGTCAATAAAGCCTCAACACTTCCTTATCACCGAGACGGTTTCAATTTCGCTACGTGGTCGGCAATGCCAGTGATCCGCAGAAAAATGAAAGGCGGATACCTAACACTGCCTGAATACGACTTCACTTGTTCTTGTCGTGACGGCTGGGTGACTTTCTTTGCTGGATACAAGTACGTTCATGGCGTGACACCAATGACGCCTAGCGCTGATGACTCATACCGTTACTCAATTGTTTATTACGCATTGCGTGGAATGAAAGATTGTTTCACTTACGCGGTAGAGACAGCGAAGGCACGTGAGAGCAGGACTGCGCGTGAGGACAACATGGCAAAAGCGCTCAAAGGCGAAATTGCTATGCCAACCTTGGGCAACGGTAAGTGAGTCTTTGGTCTGATTACACACAGTTCCATGAAGCGCAAACTCAGTCGCGTGACATGGATCCTGCTTATCCAGTATTGAAATGGTTTGCTGACTCTATGAATAGAGAAAGCGGTTTGTGGCTGACTTTCTTGTTTGTCGGTTATTACCACATGGGCTCAGCGCTCAAAGCGTTCAGTTTGTATCCCACACCCACGGTTCCAGCGCAAGAAGATCTGAAATTACCAATCGCGCAGCCACGCAGATCTCACAGAGCCACACTGCGATTCGCACAACACCTGGACTCACTTTGTGCCAAAGCAGAAGAACACGGCGGCTTGGGCACTTGGCTGGATAGCGCAAGTGAGTCTGAGGATCCAATCACAAATTGGAAAACACTCAATGATGAACTAGCAACGGTGTTTGGTAACGGGCGTTGGGCAGCGTACAAAACAGCAGAGATCTTGTATAAATCTCACGGGTTCAATCTGGAAGTACCTGATATGGGCAACGCAAACTCCAGTGGGCCACGCAAAGGGCTGGGCTTGTTCTTTCCTGGGCTACCGCAAGGCAATTCACCCACTGAAGTAGCACAATTAGATGATCTGAGCACAAAGGTTGTCGATTATCTTCAAGGCAAAGTTTCACAAGTCAGCATGGAGACTGCTGAGACTTCATTGTGTGATTTTTATGCAATGACCAAAGGGCGTTATTATGTCGGCATAGACATAGATGAGATGCAGGAGCAGTTGTTACGCGTCCCTTCTGACTTAACTGAAATGGCTTTTAAAGCCAGACACGACACATTACCTCATGCCTATTTAGGCGAATTAAACGACTGGGAAGGCATAGACAAAATGCGCAAATCCGTTTATCGCAACACACGCCAGATCGCGCTTAGATGAAACTTATTGTCATAGGCGCTGGTATTGCAGGATCATCAGCCACGCGTATAGCGCGCTCAAAGGGGTGGGACGTGACATTAATTGACCACGCACCAGAGCAATCAGCGTCCAGATCCGCGCTCGCCACAATTAGACCGACTTGGTTCAATAAGGCTGAGCGTAAAGGTCTTGAAAGATCTTGGGAGTGGTACAGCACTTGGGGAGCAGCGGGTACAAGAGAAGCACACGTATCGAATTGGAAGAACAAAGAAGTTAAAACACAGAAAGATTGGTGGCTAGTAGATCCAATTCTTCCACTTGTGGCACCAGATCTTGTCGAGCGCGTAGTAGGGATCTATAAGACATTCGTCACCACGCCTACGAAAGAGATCGCTGCTGACGCTATCTTGAATTGTACGGGTGCGTACGGGGACGATCTGGCGCATGATGTGACATTATTTGCTGGCGTCACTTGGATCTCGCATAACGCAGAATTGGATTATTCACCATACCGTGTCCACCATTTGAGACCATACAAATCACTCTCAGCGGCGCAGATCAACGGGGTGACGCGTGTTGGATCCTCAATAGCCAAAACAGCCGATAAAGCCATAGATGACGGCAAAGAATTACTGATGACGGCTATTGCGTTAGGCATAATAAAGTCAGGAGA